CAATATGTTACCATACAATCGCAAGGATTGCAAGGGTGTATTCTACACAATCTTTTGACCTCATTTTCTGTAGATTTAGCCGCTTGCTATCTCCTCCGTTTAGAGTTAATATGGTTACAACAAAAGGGAAAAAGCCCGAAACTACGGAGGAAAATCAAATGAACGCAAAAACCGAACAGCAGATTGCAAACCTGAAAACCCAGACGATTGGCGTGGAAATCGAGATGAACCACATCACCAGAAAGAACGCTGCAAAGCTCGCAGCCGACTTTTTCGGAACGGGACGCTACGAGGATACAGCACACCGAAACGGCTACTACACTTGGTCGGCTTGGGATGACTTAGGCAGGGAGTGGAAATTCCAAAGGGACGTCAGCATTGCCGGAGCGGACAGCGAAAAGTGCGAACTGGTAACGCCGATTCTGCACTACGAGGATATCGAGCTTTTGCAGGAACTGGTACGGAGGCTGCGGAAAGCCGGAGCAATTTCCCACGCCGGAGTTGGTGCAGGCGTTCACATCCACATCGGAGCGAATGGGCACACACCGCAAACCCTGCGAAACCTCGCCAACATCATGGCAAGCCACGAGTCCTTGCTTGCCGAGGCTTTGAAACTCGATACCAATCGGATGCGACATTATTGCCGAACGATTGACCCGAACTTTTTGGAGCAAGTCAATCGGAAAAAACCTCGCACGATAGCACAATTCGCCGACATCTGGTACACCTCGCAAGGACAGGATTGCGGCAGAAATCAACACTACAACAACAGCCGATACCATATGTTAAACTACCATGCGACCTTTACCAAAGGTACGATTGAGTTCCGATTGTTCCAATTCGACCGACCGGAAAACGGTAAAAAGAACGGCTTGCACGCAGGGCAATTGAAAAGTTACATTCAGCTTTGCTTGGCACTTTCGGAACTTGCAAAGGAGCTGCGAACGGCAAGCCCAAAACCCCAGCAGCACGAGAATCCGAAATTCGCCATGCGAACATGGCTGATTCGGCTGGGATTGGTCGGTGATGAATTCGCCACTGCCAGAAACTTTCTCACCAAAAACCTCTCCGGAAACTCCGCATGGAGATTTGGCAACTAAGAGACATAGCCTTATGCCTCCCCATTCGACCGCTTCGGCGGTCTTGTGGTGGTAGAAGGGTAAGCCTCTAGAGGCGAAAACAAAGCCTTTCGGAAAGGATTTTTTCTATGAAACGATTTTACATCGCCTATGGCTCGAACCTCAATGTTCGGCAAATGCGGATGCGTTGTCCGGATGCAGTAATCATCGGGACGGCATTCATTCCCGATTATCGCTTGCTGTTCAAGGGCAGCAAGTCCGGCAACTACCTCACCATCGAACCGCATTCCGGCAGCCAAGTACCCGTTGCCGTCTGGTCGGTGTCGGAACGAGATGAACTTGCCCTTGACCGCTATGAGGGGTATCCCCATTTCTACTACAAAACGGAACTGGAACTTTCCCTTGCAGAAACCGGGAAAAAGCTGACTGCCTTTGTGTATATCATGCACGAGGAACGGAAACTGGGCATCCCCACTTCTGCCTACATCCGCACCTGTGTGGACGGATACCGCCAGTTCGGCTTTGACCTAAAACACCTGCGGAAAGCCATGGACATCAGCGAACGGGAGGTGTACCACCATGAAAACGGATAAGCCAGTTTCGGCAATCTGCCCACTTTGCGGAAAACCCTACTTCGGTGTTCCGGCACTTTCCAGAACGGACAACCAAACGCCCATTTGCCCGGACTGTGGCATTCGGCAGGCACTGGAAAGCATCAGCGTTTCCAAGGAGGAACGGGAGAAAATCCTGTCTGTAATGCACCGAAAGTTCCCCATGTAACCGCCCTGTTTGCCCTGTGTGGGCTTTCAGAACACTTGCCGGAAAAACTTGCCCAAAGTCAAAATCAGCCCCACACAGGCGAACTGTGCGGGGCTTGGTTGGTGGCTGCGATTTTCCGAGATGCCTTTTCCATTGTACTGTATTTTACCATAGAAAAGCAAGTTTATCCAGTGTCAGATCCACCAAATATACAGCGAAAATATCGCCTCATGTTCTGTACATTTAGCCGCTTGCTATACGCCAAAAGGTATGGTAATATACAGTTACCGAAAGGGAAAACAACCAAAAACGGAGGAAAAACACAATGGTAGCATACGGAATCGCAAAGGCAAGAGCAATGGCAAACAGAACGGACTGGAACGAAAGAACCGAAATCACAAAGGCGGTCATCACCTGGTTCGATGCGGACTACGAATACGAACTGGAGATTGAAAACGAGGACAGGATGGACAACGAGGAGTTCACCGCATGGGTTGAGGAAAACGCAGAAAGCCTTGCAAAGGCAGATGCCGAAAGCCTCCACACGGTTTGCGAGGAAATCGACAGCATCGACTTTACGGAAAAGGAAATCGATGACGATGCCCTTTTCGATGAGGAGTACGAAAACGCCTGCGAATTTGAATGGGAAAGTATGACGGGAAGATAAACCTTCCTCACTCTTTCCAAACAGCCCCTGATTCAAGGGGGCTGTGGCTCGTACCGAAGAAATATAGTACACAAAATCTGAGCCATATATTTGTGCAGTATATTTTTTCGTTATGACTTGCTATCATTGAATTTGTATGGTAATATGGTTACAATGGGAATAGAATCTCAATTATAAAAAAGCCCACCGGGGCATAAAAATAAATGATATAGACTTGCTTTTTGGCAGGTCTTTTTTGTTGAGGGAGGTGATGCAATGGCAAGATTTAAACCGACACGCTTTATGGCGGAGGATTCCAAGTATAACAAAAAGGCGGCAGACTATGCCGTTTCCTTTATCGAGTGCCTTAGCCACACCAAAGGCACATGGGCTGGAAAGAAATTTGAACTGCTGGACTGGCAGGAACAAATTATCCGTGACCTGTTTGGAATCTTAAAACCGAACGGCTATCGGCAATTCAACACGGCTTACATTGAGATTCCGAAGAAAAATGGCAAATCAGAACTTGCCGCTGCGGTTGCCCTGCTGCTCACCTGTGGTGATGGCGAAGAACGTGCCGAGGTTTACGGCTGTGCTGCCGACCGCCAACAGGCTGCCATTGTATTTGATGTGGCTGCCGATATGGTACGAATGTGTCCTGCCCTTTCCAAGCGAGTGAAAATCCTGACCTCACAAAAGCGTATTGTGTACATCCCGACCAACAGCTTTTATCAGGTGCTTTCGGCAGAAGCCTATTCCAAGCATGGCTTTAACATTCACGGAGTTGTGTTTGATGAACTGCATACGCAGCCGAACAGAAAGCTGTTCGACGTTATGACCAAAGGCTCCGGCGATGCCAGAATGCAGCCTTTGTATTTCCTGATTACCACAGCCGGAACGGACACAAATTCTATTTGCTATGAAGTTCACCAGAAAGCAAAGGACATTTTAGAAGGCAGAAAACATGACCCTACTTTCTATCCTGTGATCTACGGTGCAGATGAATCGGAGGACTGGACGGATCCGAAGGTTTGGAAAAAAGCAAATCCGTCACTCGATAAGACCATTGGCATGGATAAGGTTGTGGCTGCGTGTAACTCTGCAAAGGAGACTCCTGGCGAAGAGAACGCTTTCCGACAACTAAGACTCAATCAATGGGTAAAGCAGGCAGTGCGTTGGATGCCGATGGAAAAGTGGGACAAATGCAAGGTTGCTTTTGATGAATCCGAACTTGAAGGAAGGATCTGCTACGGTGGACTTGACCTTTCCTCTACAACGGATATTACAGCTTTTGTTTTGGTATTTCCTCCAACAGATGAAGATGAGCATTATTATGTTTTGCCCTACTTCTGGCTGCCGGAGGAAACTTTGCCCCTTAGAGTAAGACGTGACCACGTTCCATATGATGTATGGGAACGGCAAGGCTATCTGAAAACCACTGAGGGCAATGTGGTTCACTACGGTTTTATCGAAAACTTCATCGATGAACTGGGGCAGAAGTTTCACATCAAAGAAATTGCATTTGACCGTTGGGGTGCAGTGCAGATGTCACAGAATCTGGAGGGACTTGGTTTTACGATGGTGCAGTTCGGGCAGGGTTACAAAGATATGTCACCACCGACCAAAGAACTGATGAAACTGACTCTGGAACAGACACTTTCCCACAATGGACACCCTGTTCTTCGGTGGATGATGGATAACATTTTCATCAGGCGTGACCCTGCCGGAAACATCAAGCCGGACAAAGAAAAATCCACAGAGAAAATTGACGGTGCGGTTGCCATGATCATGGCTCTTGACCGTGCGATTCGCTGTGGATGTGTGTCCGATGAGTCGGTTTATGATTCAAGGGAGATGTTGATTTTGTAAATCATTAGTTTATATGCAAGAAGGATTGATGCATTTTCTCTTATTGCATTTGCAATTCTTATTTGGAAATTCGTTGATAGGATTATCAGATAAATACCATTTGTTACGAAAATCTGTACAAGCATCATACAGTTCAAAAACCAAGGGAACTCCTCTTTTGGCAAGTTCTTTGAATTCTTCATCATATTGCTTGTAGTGTTTAAGGCTAATCAATCCATGCACAAGTTCATTTCTATCGCAACACCACTGTTTAATCTGAATTAACAAATTACTATTAAATGAATCGAATGATCCATATTTAGCTTTAATCAGTTTTTCTAGACAAGTAATTCTAGTTGAAATAGCAGCAGACTTATCATCAGTGCGATCAGGTAATGGACATTTATCTATGTATTTTGATATTAATCTACTTATTCTTTGCTCAAAAATGGCGTAGCAGTACCATACTGATTCTACATAATAATTATTATCGTAAGAATTCGACATTCGCTCAATAAACTCTTCATGCATTTTTGACATTTCAAGCCGTACTTTGTATTCTTCCTTAGCATTCATATTTTTTACGCCCACTTTCTTACAGATATTTTAAATGTTTTTATTTCTACTGGTTATATTTCATTATACCACACCCATATACACAAAGTCAAGAAAGGAGTTGATTTTCATGGGTATTTTCACAGGACTTTTCAAGTCCAGAGATAAGCCACAGAACAGCTATGATTCGCCGTCCTACACATATTTCTTTGGAAGAGCCAACAGCGGTAAACGTGTCACCGACAGAACAGCCTTACAGCATATTGCGGTTTATGCCTGCGTGCGGGTTCTGTCAGAAGCCATTGCCCAGCTGCCATTACACGTTTACCAATATACCGAAAATGGAAAAGAGCGAGTGCCACAGCACCCGCTTTACTTTTTGCTCCACGACCAGCCAAATCCTGAAATGACTTCTTTTGTTTTCCGAGAAACCTTAATGTCCCACCTCCTGATTTACGGCAATGCCTATGCACAGATTATCCGAAATGGCAGAGGTGATGTATTGGGACTGTATCCTCTGATGCCTGACAAAATGAAGGTTGACCGTGATGAAAAAAACCGCCTGATATACATTTACAGCCGTTACGATGAGGCAAATCCGAATCTGAAAGAACAGGGCGACATCGTTCTTTATGCTGATGAAGTTCTGCATATTCCGGGTTTAGGATTTGACGGACTGGTTGGATATTCGCCGATTGCACTTGCCAAAAATGCAATCGGCATTTCTATTGCCTGTGAAGAATATGGAGCATCGTTTTTTGGAAACGGTGCTTCACCAAGTGGCGTGTTAGAACACCCCGGAGTAATCAAAAATCCGGAACGTGTGCGTGATGCCTGGCAAAGAGCCTATGGCGGAAGAAACGCTCACAAGGTCGCAGTCCTCGAAGAGGGCATGAAATTTACACCCATTGCAATTCCCAATAATGAAGCACAGTTTCTGGAAACTCGAAAGTTTCAGATTGAAGAGATTGCAAGAATGTACAGAGTGCCACTCCATATGATCGGCGACCTTGACCATGCAACATTCAGTAACGTAGAGCATTTATCCCTTGATTTCGTCAAATATAGCCTCGATCCTTGGATTGTCCGATGGGAGCAGTCATTGCAGAAAGCACTTCTTTCTGATTCTGAAAAAGGACAGTATTTCGTGAAATTCAATGTAGACGGACTTCTGCGTGGCGATTATGCTTCCCGTATGCAGGGCTATGCTACTGCAAGACAAAACGGCTGGATGTCGGCGAATGACATCCGTGAAAAGGAAGATATGAATTTGATTCCTGATGAAGATGGAGGTAACCTGTACCTCGTAAATGGCAGCTTTACCAAACTTGCTGATGCAGGTGCATTTGCAAATCCAAAAAAGGAGGAGAAAACCGAATGAAGAAATTCTGGAACTTTATCCAAAATGAAGATACATCAGAAACAGAGCTTTTGTTTAATGGCCCTATTTCAGAAGACACCTGGTGGGGCGATGAAGTGACACCTGCTTTGTTCCGTGATGAACTCGCAAAAGTCAGCGGAAACTTGACAGTCTGGCTGAACTCGCCGGGCGGCGATGTGTTCGCTGCAAGTCAGATTTATTCTATGCTGAAAAATCATAAAGGCAAGGTCACCGTAAAAATTGATGGTATTGCTGCCTCTGCCGCATCGGTTGTGGCAATGGCAGGCGATGAAACTTTGATTGCACCGACTGCCCTAATGATGATCCACGACCCCAGCACTTGTGCTATGGGAAACAAGGCAGATATGGAAAAAGCTATCATCTTGCTGGATGAAGTCAAAGAGAGCATTATCAACGCCTACGAAACCAAATCTCATCTCAGCCGAAACAAGATTGCAAAACTGATGTCCGATGAAACATGGCTCAATGCGAAAAAAGCACATGAGATGGGATTTGTTGACGGGATTCTTTTTGCAAAGAAGAAAATGCCTGTTGTTCCCAAAGAGGAAGAACAGGATGAAGAAGAAAAAGAAGATACACTGACTGCAATGACTTATTCCAAATCGAAGAATCTATCTGCATTCTTATCCAAAGTATCTGCATCAGCAGAATCTGTTACAGGCACACCCATTGACCAGCTTGAAAAAAGACTGGCATTACTGAAATACTAAGGAGGATTTTAACTATGGCTATGACAATTCAGGAACTCAGAGAAAAGAGAAAGAAGGCTTGGGATACAGCACGTGACTTCCTTGACAGCAAGCGAAATGCAAACGGCGTGCTCAGTGAGGAAGATTCCAAGACCTATGATGCAATGGAACAGACCATTGTCGACCTTGGCAAGGAAATTCAGCGTCTGGAAAGACAGGCGGAAATCGAAGCTGAAATGAACAAGGCAACTTCCACTCCTGTTCTCGGTAAGCCTGCCACACCAGACGTAACGGAAAAGACAGGTACAGCGAGCGACACTTACAAGAAAGCATTCTGGAACAGCGTCAGAAACCGCAATTGGATCGATGTCCATGACGATTTGCACATTGGCACAGATGCAGAGGGCGGCTATCTTGTTCCAGATGAGTTTGAACGAAAACTGGTGGAAGCATTGGAGGAAGAGAGCATTTTCCGCCAGATGGCAACGGTCATCAAAACTTCCAATGGAGACCGCAAGATTCCGATTGTGACTTCCAAGGGCGAGGCTGTCTGGATGGACGAGGAACAGCAGTATTCTCTTTCTGATGATACGTTCGGACAGGCATCGCTTTCTGCATATAAACTGGGAACAGCAATCAAAATTTCTGAGGAACTTCTCAATGATAGCGTATTTGACCTGCCGTCCTACATTGCAAAGGAATTTGCAAGAAGAATCGGTGCAAAGGAAGAAGAGGCGTTCTTCGTTGGCGATGGCAAGGGGAAACCGACCGGCATTTTTAATGCTGCAGGCGGTGCGGAAAACGGCACTTCCACCACAGGTGCAAGCATTACATTTGATGATGTGATGGAACTCTTCTATTCTCTGAGAAGTCCGTATCGTAAGAAGGCGGTGTGGGTGCTCAATGATTCCACGGTTAAGGCTCTCAGAAAATTGAAAGATAACACAGGCAATTACATCTGGAGTCCGTCTGTGCAGGCTGGTGTTCCGGATACAATCCTCAATCGTCCTTACAAGACATCCAGCTATGTGCCGGAAATCAAGGCAGGCAACAAGTGCATGGCATTTGGCGACTTTAGTTATTACTGGGTGGCTGACAGACAGGGACGCTCTTTCAAGAGACTGAATGAACTCTTTGCCATGACAGGTCAAGTTGGTTTTCTTGCAAGTCAGCGTTTGGACGGCAAGCTGATTCTTCCGGAGGCAATCAAGACACTTACCATCAAGAAAGCGTGATGCTATGATTACGCTGAAAGAGGCGAAAAATTATCTGCGAGTGGATTATGAGGAAGATGATAAGCTGATTCAGAATCTTCTTTTTACGTCAAAACAACTTGTGATGGATGTTGGAAGAATGAATGAGGACAGTTTTTCTCAGAATGAAGATACCGTGCGGACTGCGATGCTTTTCGCACTTGGGTATCTTTATGAAAACAGGAGCAATCCTGATTACAAAAAGCTGACATTAAATCTTCGTTCAATTCTGTTTGCACAGCGAGAGGGTGTGATGTAATGGAAATTGGGACTCTGAATCAGAGAATCACCTTTCTGGAAAATCGTGTCGTTACCGATGAAATCGGAAATCACACCGCTGTGTGGGACGAAGTTTTTTCCTGCTGGGCAAAAGTGACTTTGAAAGCTTCTGCGGAGCATACGGACGCTGGTGTGACCAAAGAAACACAAGCACTGGAATTCCTCATTCGGCAAAGTCGAAACTGGATGCCGTCTGTAACAGGCAACCGAATCTTGTTTCGGGATGTCACATACAACATCACCAGTGTTACACCGGATTATCTGCACAAAGATTATCTGAAACTTGCTGCAGAAGCCAGAAAGGCAGGACAAAATGACCAGTATTGACAATCTTGCAGAGGAAATTATGCAGGGCTTGCAGGAATATGCAGACCTTGCGGATACCGCTATGAAAAAGGCTGTCCGGAAAACCGCCACGCAAGTGAAAAACGAGATTTCCGCCAATGCTCCGAAGGACACCGGAAAATATGCAAAAAGCTGGGCAACGAAAAAGACTGGCGAAAACAGTCACTCTTTAGAGATGACAGTACATTCTAAAAACAGGTATCAGCTGGCACATCTTCTGGAAAAGGGGCATGCCAAGCGTGGCGGTGGTCGGGTATCCGGCAAACCGCATATTGCTCCTGCGGAAGAAAACGGTGTACAGTTGCTGGAGCATTTGATTGAGGGGGCTTTGTCATGACCTACGAACAAATCGCAGAAATGATGGAGGAAATGGGACTGCCTTTCGCCTACCATCATTTTGCCGAGGGCGAGAGTCCTGCACCGCCTTTTCTCATTTTTCTTTCACCTGGAGAGAATACATTTTCTGCGGATAATTCCATGTATTTCAGTTTTAAGATGCTGGATATTGAACTTTATACAGACGTTAAGAATCCTGAACTGGAAAATCAGATCGAAGAGGTTCTGAAACGTCATGAGATTTACTACACAAAATCAGAAGTGTGGATAGAGTCGGAAAGGCTCTATGAAGTGCTTTACGAAACGGAGGTTTAAGTCCTATGGCAAACAAAAAGAACAAGGTCAAATTCGGTTTGACCAATGTACATTACGCTAAAATCAAGGACTGGGTAACCGATGCCAGCGGAGCCAATCTGACACCAGTCTATGTGAATCCGGTGCGTCTGCCGGGTGCGGTTTCCATTTCCATTGATGCAAACGGCGAAAACGAAAATTTTTATGCCGATGACATCGTATACTACGTAATTTCCAACAATTCTGGCTATGAAGGTGATTTGGAAATTGCCCTGATTCCTACAGATTTCTCTACAGATATTCTGGGAGAAATCCTGGACAGCAACGGTGTTTTGGTGGAACGAAATGATGATGAGGTATCGCAGTTTGCATTGCTGTTTGAATTCACCGGAGATAAGCGAAAGATTCGTCACGTTCTCTATTGCTGTTCCGCCTCCCGTCCGGCAACAGAGGGACAGACTACCGAGGACAGCAAGGAAGTAAAGACTGAAACTATCTCCATCAAGGCTTCGGCACTGCCCAACGGTCTGGTAAAGGCAAAGACTTGTGAGTCCACAGATGCTTCTACTTATGATGGCTGGTACAAGAACGTATACACACCGGCAGCCGGAACGGCTTCCAAGACCACTGTAAAAGCGTAAGGGGGTGGCAGTATGGCAATTCAGAAGAACATCACCATTGACGGTATTGATGTGCCGTTTAAGGCAAGTGCAACAGTTCCCAGACTGTATCGCTTGAAATTTCGCAGAGATATTTATCAGGACTTTGCAGCACTGCAAAAGTCTGTGGGAGAAAATACAGAGGAATCCTCTGCACTGGACATTGAAAGCCTTGAAGTATTTGAGAACATCGCCTATATCATGGCAAAACACGCCGATGCAGCCATTCCGGCATCGCCGGACGAATGGCTGGAGCAGTTTAACACGTTCAGCATCTATGAGATTTTGCCGCAGCTGATCGACCTCTGGGGCTTGAATGTAGAAACACAGGTCAAGTCTAAAAAAAACATCGCCCGATTGACCGACCGATGACCACACCGCTGTTTTTGTTGCGGTGCGTTCAGCTTGGTTTGTCAATGGGCGATTTGGATTTTTTGACCATTGGTCTGGTGAATGATATGTTCACCGAACGGGAGAATGACGAGTGTCATTATGATGTGCTGGCAGATCAGAGGGATTTTGACCGATTTTAGAAATCTGTTTCTTCTTCTGATGAAAGCAATGCGATAAATGCCTCTGGCGTGTATACTGGAATGTCAGCATGTGCATAATCTTTTTCATTTCTTGTGACGATACAATCCATCCCTGTGCGACGTGCTGTTTCAATCATAACAGCATCCTCGTAATCAGATACATTCGATGAAATTGCCTGTCTGCAGTCCAGTCCAGCTGTGTCTAAAATATCAAACAGTACAAAGAGACGGCTTAAAATATTTCGAGTTTCTGCATCACTGTGTGTTTGACGATGCGTCAAATAGTAGATATCTGTGACAGATTTTGCACTGATCCAACCATCAAAAAGACGATTGGCAGAAAGCAGAAAAATAGTCTGTGCATTTTCGCAAAAAGGTTCTCTTTTTTGAAGCGCATCAATGATCACACAAGTATCTAACAACGCTCTCATATCTGATCCAACCTCTCTTTTTGTGCTTCCTCTAACGTGCAGCCGGACGGAACAGAACCGAATAACGATTTGGCAATATCAACACGATCTTGATTGGGATTGGTTAGTTTTGCAATGATCTTTCCATTTTTGGAAATGAAAATATCTTCCGTTGCAGCGAGCATCAAGTACTTACCAAGGTTTGTTTTGAATTCAGTTGCAGTAATTGACATAAACAAGCCCCCTTTTCTTTTTACTAGTTTTATTATATCACAATCGAACGATTTTGTCAAGCATTTCGTTCGATTTCGGAGGTGAAATTTATGGCAAACCGCATCAAAGGCATTACCGTAGAAATCGGCGGTGATACCACCAAGCTGTCCAAGGCACTGGAAGGTGTCAACAAGGACATCAAGGGCACGCAGACACAGTTGAAAGATGTCCAGAAACTGTTGAAACTCGATCCTTCCAACACGGAACTGCTCTCGCAGAAGCATAAGCTCCTCGCCGATGCGGTGTCTGCCACCAAAGAAAAGCTAGAAGTGCTGAAAACTGCTGCAGAACAGGCCAATACGGCTCTTGCAAATGGTGAAATCTCACAGCAGCAGTATGATGCTTTGCAGCGTGAGATTATTGAAACCGAAAACGAACTGAAACGCCTGACCACAGAAGCAAACAATTCTCACACCGCTTTGGAAAAGATGGGTGTTCTGGGTGAAACGCTGCAGTCCGCCGGGGACAAAATTTCCGGTGTGGGACAAAAGCTGCTGCCCGTCACTGCTGGTGTCACGGCTCTGGGAACCATTGCTGTAAAAACTGGTGCAGACTTTGATGCCGCCATGTCAAAGGTGGCAGCGGTGTCCGGTGCGACTGGTTCAGAGATGGACGCTCTCCGGGAAAAAGCTCGTGAAATGGGCAGCAAGACAAAATTCTCTGCAAGTGAAGCCGCAGATGCTATGAACTACATGGCGATGGCAGGCTGGAAAACCAACGATATGCTCAGCGGTATCGAAGGCATCATGAATCTTGCTGCTGCTTCTGGGGAAGACTTGGCATCTACTTCGGACATTGTCACAGACGCTTTGACCGCTTTCGGTTTGTCTGCCTCGGACAGCGGACACTTTGCAGATATTCTGGCTGCCGCATCAAGCAATGCCAATACCAACGTCAGCATGATGGGTGAAACTTTCAAGTATGCCGCTCCGGTGCTGGGTTCTTTGGGATACTCTGCTGAAGACTCTGCCATTGCCATTGGACTAATGGCGAACGCCGGTATCAAATCCTCACAGGCTGGTACAGCACTGCGTTCCGCCATTACCAATCTGGCAAAGCCGACAGACACGGTAGCATCTGCCATGGAACAATACGGCATTTCTCTGACGGATAGTTCCGGCAAGATGTATTCTTTACGGGAACTCATGGAACAACTCCGACAGAAATTGGGCGGATTGTCCGAGGCAGAACAGGCACAGGCTGCTGCCTCGCTGTTTGGCAAAGAGGCCATGTCCGGTATGCTGGCGATCATCAATGGTTCCCCGGCGGACTTTGAAAAGCTGTCCAATGCCATTGACACCTGTTCGGATACAGTAGATGGCTACAATGGCACGACCGAAAAAATGGCAGCGGTCATGCAGGATAACCTTGCCGGACAAGTGACCATTTTGAAATCTCAGCTGGAAGAATTGGCGATCAGTTTTAGCGATATTCTGATGCCCACCATTCGCTCTATTGTTTCTCGTATTCAGGAACTGGTGGACAAGCTGAATCAATTGGATCCGCAGACAAAAGAAACCATTGCGAAAATTGCACTGGTGGCTGCTGCTCTGGGACCGATGTTGGTGGTGCTTGGAAAGACCATTTCCAGCGTGGGAACCGTCTTTTCCGCAGTGTCCAAACTGCCTGCCCTTTTCTCGGCTGTGCAAGGTGGCATTGGAGCCATTACCGGAGCGTTGGGCGTGTCATTAGGTCCGCTGCTCGCCATTATCGCAGCTGTTGCCGCTTTGGTGGCTGCCTTTGTGCATCTCTGGAAAACCAATGATGAATTCAAAAGCAATATCATCGCCATCTGGGAGCAGATCAAAAGCACCTTTACCGGATTGACACAGGGCATCACTGACCGGCTAAATGCTCTGGGATTCGACTTTGAGAGTTTCACCGATGTGCTGAAAGCTGCATGGGACGGGCTGTGCAATCTGCTGGCTCCCATTTTTGAAGGCGTCTTTCAGAATATCTCCAACATCTTTTCAGAGTTTACTGGCGTTCTTCTGGGGCTGCTGGATGTTCTGATTGGTCTATTTACCGGCGACTGGGAGCAGTGCTGGGACGGTATCAAGGGTATTTTTACTTCTATCTGGGACTTCATTGTCAACACATTCCGCAATATCATGAATACCCTGAAAGGCGTTGCAGATGTGGTGCTGGGGTGGTTCGGAACAAGCTGGAATGAAGTCTGGACTTCCATCAAAACATTTTTTGTGGACACATGGGACAGCATCGCTTCCTTCTTCACGGGAATCGTTACCGGAATCCGGGACTTTTTCGTCAACACTTGGACATCCATTTCCAATACCTTCACCACCATTGTCACTGCCATTCAGACGGTGGCAACAACTGTATTTACGGCAATTCGGGACTTCTTCACCACCATTTTTACGGCAATCTACAACTTTTTCAGCACGATTTTCAATGCCATTTACAACGTGGTTTCTACGGTCTTTCAGGCAATTTATAACGTCATTACGACCGTTTGGAATGCCATTTACACCACCTTAGAACCGCTGATCACGGCATTTGGCTATCTGTTTCAGACGATTTTTGAAGCTATTCAAATCGTTGTGGGCAGAGTGATGGACTGGATCTCGGAGAAGATCAGTGCCATTTGGAATGCGATCGTGGCGTTTTTAACGCCCATTTTAGAGGGCATCCGAACGACATTTGAAACCATCTGGAATGCCATTTCTACTACAATTTCCACGGTCTTGACAGCGATTCAAGATGTGGTGACAACGGTTTGGAATGCTGTATCTGGTTTCATTTCTTCTGTTTTGTCTGCGATCTGGAATGTGGTTTCTTCCATCTGGAACAGCATTTCCGGCACGATTTCCAGTGTGATGAATGCCATTTTTTCTGTGGTATCGTCTATCTGGAATCAGATCAGTTCTGTGGTTTCCGATGTTCTGAACGCCATCCGGTCGGTGGTATCTAACATCTGGAACAGCATCAAGAGCACCATTTCCAACGTGATGCAGAGCATTTCTTCTACGGTGTCCAGCATCTGGGACAATATTCGTTCTGCGGTTTCCGACAAAATCAGCGGCATCGAATCCACCATTCAGAATGGATTCGATGCCGCTGTGGGATATATCAAGGGACTGGCTTCTGATGCTTGGAACTGGGGACGGGACATCATTCAGGGAATCATTGACGG